AATTGGTCGGCTTGCCACTGACGTTCAGACACACAATGGAGCATCCGCCACACTGCTGGCCATCCATCGTTCCTACAACTCAAAGGACGGTGTTACCGCCGACTTCATCCCGGTGGTCGGATTCAACCGCACTGGGGAGATTCTTGCTGAATACTGCAAGAAGGGCGAACAAGTCGGTATCAGCGGCGAGATTAAGACATCCCGATACCCAGACGAGAACGGTGAAGTGCACTATAGCTGGAATGTGGTAATTGACAGGATGTGGCTGATTCAGCCCAAAGACGGGCAGATCACAAGTAAGTCCGCGCCCAGCGTAGACACAGCACTAGACGAGCTGGACAAGCAGTTGGATGCCATTAGCGCGGAATCCAACGCACCAGCACCCGAAACAGCGCCAGCGCCAGCAGATAACAACGAGGTAACTAAGCTAAACTTAGGGGGGATTCCATTTTGACTTGGACCAATGAAATGAACAAAATGGCGGCTGAATTGTTATTCAAAGGGCAAAGCCGTCGGCAAGTTACAGACGCCTTAAACGATCAATTCAACCTAAGCCTGAACAGCCAGGCCGTCCGAAAACATCTGAACCGGCTTGGCTATCATTTTCACCCCAACGCCCGAGACTTTCATGCAGATACTGCCACCATCAAGATGACCAGCGATGGGGTTCAGGATGCCCAAGTGCTGGTGGCGCTCAAACATCAACCCGACAAGTCACCGGACACACTGATGAAATTGTGTGGGTATGACCCAACTTACTTTGAGCTGGTCAGTGGCGAGTACAAAGTTTACGAACAGCACTCAAGAGCCGCCGGAACCGTTCCGCAGTACGCAATTCATGTCAAAGTCCGCCCACGCCTTGGCATTACCACCGATGAGCTGGCCGCCGTGCTGAACGAAAAGGTGAAGCCTGTTTATGTAGTAAAGGAGGTGGCGAATCACGACCCCTTGAACAATCTTGTTATTCCACTGTTTGACCTTCATTTTGGGATCACACATCTGGCCCAGCTTGTGCCTATTCTGGCCCAGCTTAAAGCCATCTTTGACCGCCAAAACTATAACCGGGTAGTTATTGAGCTAGGTGGCGACACTTTGCGTTCAGACTTCATGGAGAAAACGCAGACCGCCAAGAATACCCAGCTTGACCACGTTGATACCATGCAGGCGTGGGAAGACGCGAAACGCTTTGTGGGCACTATTATTCAAGCCAGTCTGGCTAATGCCGCTCACGTTGACCTGTACGCCATCCCTGGCAACCACGACAGTGATATGCAATGGGCGTTCGTCGATGGGCTGGCAGACCGTTATCCACAATTGACGGTGCATAATACCACCGCGTACCGACAAGCGTATCAGATTGGAAATGTCGGCATTTTGCTGGCCCACGGTGACGTAGCTTTGAAGAAATTGCCCATGCTTTTCGCCACGGAATACAGCTCAATCTGGGCTGACACCAACTGGCGTGAAATTCATTATGGGCATTTCCACCATGAAGTGACTGATGACGAAAACGGTGTGATATTGCGTCAGATGGGTACGCCTAAGCCATCAGACAATTACGAAAAGAAAAATGGGTATACGATGGCACACCACATTTTACAGGTCTATGAATACAGCACCAACAGGCTTGAACTCACATACACCCTTGGAGGTGAACAGGTTGCTTAAATCAATCCACGCCCGCGTTTACACCAAGCCCAATTGTATGAAATGTCGTCTGACCATCAATCAGCTTTCTAAGACGATGCTGGTCAGTGTGAACCAAGCTACGGCCCAAGATATTGAAGCGTTCAAAGCCGAGGGTATCCGATCGTTCCCCGTGGTTTATATCTTTGACGGCAGTAAGCCGGTTGACCAGTGGTCCGACTTCAATGCCAAAAAGATTGCTGAATATACCAAGATGAAAGAAGACTAAACGTTATGAAACATGTCATGAATGCCCATGATGCCGCTGTTTTATACGGCTGCTTGGATGAACTGCTGGATAGCACCAAGCGACAGATTGAACTGAACATCGGCGACCCAGAACCGTTGTTCATCAATGCCGACCGTTACAACCCTGTCACCATCCACGAAGTAATTAAGCGATACCGAGCCGCTGGCTGGCACATTGATGAAGTGTACGCTGATGATGATGCAGGTTACTTGGTAGGCTTTCTCTTTGACTAGACGAAGAAAGAACACCAGCAATATGGTGCACGAGTGTGGTGAACCAGGATGCCACCGCATTGTTCCGATCGGTCAACGGTATTGCCAAGAACATCAAGCAGAGCATGAACAAACCTGGCAGGCCAAGAAGAATGAGTATCGCCGGTCAAAGTTAGCCCAAGCGATCAAGGAACAGAAGGCTAAGACCTATGACCAGACTGAGCGAGACCCAGAAGCCACAGCCTTCTATCACAGCAAGCAGTGGCAAGCCGTCCGTGATTATGTATTCAGCCGTGACTTAGCCACTTGTCAGGTCTGTGGCAACGTTGTGCAGGATCGCAAGATAGTTGACCACATAATTCCTAGGCGCCTTCTATCGAACTCTGACGCACTTAATTCAGCTAATCTCTGGACATTGTGCCCCAAGTGTCACTACCGAAAAACAAAACTGGAACAAGCCATTGCCGCTCAACCCAATGGAGACATCAAGCTAAAGCACTTGGACAGGGCATGGTGGACCAAAGTGCTGCGGGAAAAGAAGACGACCTAGATTAAGCCTAGCCCGTCCGTGAAGGACCGTACCCAAAGGTACACTCGTTAATCACCCCAATCGAAAGTTATAGGGTGTAGTTGCAATTACCCCCATTAACAACAAACCAAGCCAACCATCAAGCAGGTTGGCTTTTGCTTTGCCCAAAAACTCATGCAGCCAATACGTATATATGTATGAAGAGCAAAATGGTGTGGGGTGGTCGCAAACGGGGCAGCATTCTGGATGCCGACCGCCAAAACACAATAACGAACGATATAACTGAATACGTCAATATAGTTCAAGTAAATGAAACACGGTCAATAATTAAATAACAAAACTAACATGTAATTGACACTGAAATACCCCGCCCCCACAGGCGAGAAAGGGACCACACATAACAAAATGGTCTTCTCTCTAAAAATATGCAGATATGAAAACTTTTTATTGATGGGGCTGTGGCAGTAAACAACCGGCACAACAGAAGCATCAATCAGTGTCAAAGGGGTCGCAGAAAACGGCCCTTTTTATTTTTATACATGTTGATGCATTAGCATTCATTGTCCAAAACCATGAAAGAAGGTCGCAAAATATGGCTGGTCGAAAACCAAAAATAACAACTAGCGATTCCGATCGGGCCGACCAACGACGGAGAACAGAAACATTACTGGATAAGACCAAGGACTTGAATCGACTTCAAGAAAGAGCACCTAAGCACTTGAAGGGCGTCGCCCGCGCCACCTGGGAGACACTGGCGCCACAGCTCAATAGCCAGCACATGGTCAAGGAAATAGACAAGAACGTCATGACGGCCCTTTGTGAGCAAGTTCAGGTGGAGCGTTGGGCGTATGAAGCAATCGAAGAACAAGGCGTGCTACTGGATTCTGGGCGCCGCAACCCTGCCTGCCAAGTTCTTGATTCCGCAACCGCTAAAGTTAAGTCACTGGCGGAATCACTTGGTCTATCACCCCAGGCACGGGCTAGTCTTATCAATCTCACTACAGAGGATGATGCTGACGATACCCAGAATATTGCCCAGGACTTGAAGCAGAAGGGTGGTGACTTCTGATGCGGCAATACGATCTGACCCAGCCCAAGATGACGGTAGCTAAGGCATATCAAGAACAGCGAGACGCAGGGGCTTACGATGAGCTGATTCAGCAGTACCGCGACCCCGGCACAGTCTACGCGATGCAGATACTGGAAGGGCAGGTAATTGCTGGTGAAGACATCAAACTGCAAGCATTCCGGCATCTGCAAGACCTGGCCCGCATAGGGCAAAAAGACTTTCCATATCACTACGACTTGGACAAGTGCCGCGAGGTCTTAGGCTTTGCTTCAATATGCCCAGACCCAAGCACTGGCACGCCCTTGCCCCTGGCTGACTTCCAAAAAGCATTATTGTGTTGGTCGCAGGGCTGGCGGAATCCAGAAGGTGAACGGCGCTTCCACCGAGTTCTGTTCAGTGTTGCCCGCACCAATTCCAAGACCTATCTGACCAGTATTCTTCTGTCTTATCAGTACCTGATCGCAAGCGCCCAGTTTTCCAACCAAGATATGGCCTACATTGCCCCTGTTAGCCAGCAGAGCAAGAAGGGCTGGCGCTATATCAAGACTACTTTCAACCGGCTTAGACACAATCAGTTCGGCGGCTGGATGCGTAGTCATAAGGTCAAGGTGGGCGAAGACGCGGTGAAGTCGAACACCAATCAGAACCAACTGCTGAGACTTTCAGATGAATCCGGCCAGTTCGATAGCTACCATCTGGCTTTCTCTGTGCATGACGAAGTTGGTGATGACCACCGCATTGGCTTAATCAAAGAGAACAACGGCAAGATTACGTCCGGCCAGGTGCAGACTTTTGATAGTCAATCCTGGAATATCTCAACCGCATACCCTGACGCCACTTCTAGTCTGTTCCTGGATGAAAAGATGCTGCGGAATGCGATGCTGCACGATGACCAACGGGAACTGGATGACTACTTGATGGTGAACTATGCCCAGGATAGTGAAGACGAGGTAGATGACCCCAGTCAATGGCCCAAGTCCAACCCCATCTTAGCCATCAAGGGTGAAACCATGATGGATTCCATGATCGCTGAACGCGATACAAAGAAAGCTGACGGCTCAATCAGTGAGTTCATCAACAAAAATTTGAACCTGTGGCTGACGGTAAAGGAAAACAGATACTTAAATATCCACGACATCCACAAAGCTGTAAGCCAGAAGCCGACGATCGACATCACAGGCCATGTGGTCTTTATTGGTATCGACTTATCCAAGCTGTCCGACGATACCGCTATCGGTTTTGCTTACCCCTACCAAGTCAGCGGCGTCACTCACTATTGGTTGGAGCAGCATTCCTGGATTCCGCTGAACCATACGTCCGGCAGTATTGAAGCAAAGGAAAAACAAGACGGGATCAACTACCGTGGCGCCTAAGAGCGCGGTTACTGCGACATTGCCCACAATCGCTGGGGCTACATTGATGATGACGCCGTAGTGACTTGGCTGGGCGAGTATATCGAAGACCACCAGTTGCAGGTCAAGTTCATCGTCTTTGATCCGTGGAGCAGTTCAGATGTGACCGACAAACTGCAACAGATGGATAGCTGGCCCATTATGCCGTTACGTCAGACTGCTAAGGACTTGGACCGGCCGACCCATGAATTGCAAAAACTGTTCCGTGAAGGCCGTATACACATTCCCGACGACCCAATTATTCAATACGCCATGACCAATGCCGTAGTAGTCGGCACCAGTGCCGGTATCAAGGTGGATAAGGAACGCTACACCAGCAAGATTGATGCAGTGGATGCCCTGATAAACGCCATGAGCCGCGCCATCTATGAGTACAGCGATATTGATCCTGACTTTGACCCCAAGAAGAAGCCCAGCCCATTGTCCGGCATGACCCCAGAACAGCGTCACGCCTTCCTGATGAACGCCAGCTTCTAAAAATGGTGCACACGTTACGTTATATATATGTGAGGATAAACGAGCTTGAAAGCACTTAGAAATACAGAAAAGACAAAGGGGTGAGGACTACGGAAAAGCTGAATGAATTACGGACTGCACTGCCCACATTGTTATTTATAGCCGGGGTGATAGCGATTGTTACCGCAGGTTACTTGTTCAGTATCGTTATTGGTACCTTAGCGCTGGGCGTTGCCTGTTTGATTCTTGGCTGGCTGGCTACCCCATCCCAATCTCAAAGACAAGGGGGTGGTAGATAGTGAGTGTTTGGAATCCATACGAAAAACTGCAACGGCGATCAATGGTCATCCCCAGTCAGAACTTCAATAGTTTCACGATTGAAAACGGGGTGGTATTGCCTAATCACTTAGTCAGCGCCCAATACGCCTTACAGAATGCTGATGTCTTTGCGGTGGTGAACCTGATTGCTAGTGATGTGGCATCTGCCGCCATTACGACCCAGCCGCCGTTCGACCAAGCGATGCTGCACCCGAGCAAGCTCATCAGTGCGTACAACTTCTGGCAATCCGTGGTGGCGTCCTTATTACTAGCGGGCAATAGCTACGTGGTCATTGCTCGAAATACGAAAAACGTGCCCACAGGCTTGGAATTGGTGCCGCCCAGTCAGGTCAATGTGATATTGGCCGATGACGCTTCTAACCTGACCTATCAGGTTACTTACGCCGATGAACGGGGTGCCAAGACCTATCCAGCCGCAACTATGCTGCATTTTCGCCTGTTATCCACTGGGTCCAACCAGAATGACGCACTGATAGGCATTAGTCCGCTGGAAAGTCTAACCAAGTCCGTCAATATGCAGGACTTTAGCCAGCAATTAACACTTTCAACGTTGAAGAATGCGATTAACCCCAGTATCCGTATCAAGGTCAACGAAGGCGCCTTATCCCCAGAGGAAAAAGAAGCGACCCGAACCGCCTTTGAATCAGCCAACAGCGGTAAGAACGCAGGCCGCCCGCTGGTGGAAGACCAGCTTTATTCCGTTGACACCTTGCAGATCAACGCGGACGTGGCTAAGTTCCTATCCACTATGGATTTTGGCAAGAACGCTATCGCAGAAGCCTTTGGGGTGCCCGCTGATTACGTCAATGGTCAAGGTGACCAGCAGTCTTCCATTGACATGATTAAGGGTCTGTACCGCAATACGTTACGCCGGTACACCATGCCGCTGGAAAGCGAAGCCACGGCTAAGTTTGGCGTCTCTGTGGATTTTGATGAATCCAGTGCGGTAGATGCCGATAATTCAACTCTAATCAGTCAGATTCAGAAGCTGATGTCTGGCACAACCCCGGCCATTACGCCATTACAGGCCCAAAAGATGCTGCAAAAGAGGGGAGTGATTGAGTGAGTAAGCAAGAAAACACGGACATCCGCACTTACAACGTGCAGATAAGGGCTGATACACCCGGTTCAACGGGTCAGATGAAGATTAGCGGTACAGCGGCGGTCTTCAATC